TCATTTGCCGGCCTTACGCATGAGCAGCTTAAAATCATCAGGCACAGGCAAATCAGCCCAATGGCGATAATCAGCTTTTTTATTAGTGTAACTTTCTTTTTTGAGTTCAGATAACCTCTTTGCATTTTCGTTTTCCTCGTTCCGTTTTTCGATTAATGCCTCGTGCGCTTCCTTTTCCGCTTCATAGACAGCCTCAAAATCTGCGCTTTTATTATAAAAATGCTTTGCCGCCGCAATCGCCAGCAACAAAGCAAAAATCAAAATTGCTATAAATTTCTTCATTTCTTCCGCTCCGCCAAACCGGCGCCCAGCAATGACAGGCCGCTGCCGCCCAAGAAACACACCGTTTCAAACGGATAATACAGAAAAGCCGCCGTAATGCAGCTGATACAAAAAATGCCGCCGAATACCCGCTTCGCCGACATCTGTCCGTTCCGTCCCTGAAAAATCTCTAAGAATCGATTTTTAGCCATTTACATACCTTTTATACGCCGCCATAAACTTTTCCGGCGTCCCTTTCCCTTTGCTGGTGTTATAATATTTTTTCCAATAATCAGCCATTCCGGCCAAGTCCGTCGGAATCGCTTCCGGCGCCCGGTAATAAATCAGGCGGCAGACGGTAGCCTGAAACATCAGATTGCAGGTTAAATTTTCCTCGGCAGACATTCCTTCGCAATAAAGTGCCATTAATTTAGCTTTAAGCTCCGACCTATACTCCAGAAAATTGCATTGCAAATCGTGATATGTTGCCGGTTCTATCTGGAAGATGCCTAATGCCGGGCCTGTGCCAATCTGTTTAATATATTCGCCGCATTGGCTTTCAACGCAAGCCGTTCCTAACACCAACGCCACTGCTTCCGGAGAAAATAAGTCAATCTTCGCCAAAGCCGGAACGATTACCAGCTCTCTTAACTGTGTTGCTTTCATTATGTCCCTCTATCAGAGTATCAATTCTTGCCGTATTTTCATTAATCCGATGATGTGCCGACTTGCATGATTGCTCCACGATTGCCATCCGTTCGATTAATGAATTGTGTTTATCTTGTTTTTTTTCCAGATTTGTCAGCTTTTCCTCAAAAAACCGCTGATTACAGCGAACCGTAACAATAACGGCGGTAATTGACACGGCCTGAATGACTATCTGAAAAACGATTTCATAGCTTAATCCGTCCATGATAATATCCTTAATTATGGCTTGCGACGCAGATATTGAAGCTTTCCGTAACCGTTAACGGCGCCGGAACCGTAGCCGTTCCATACCGAGGCGCCATATCCGCCACCGCCGCCGTTACCATTTGCTTCCCAGTCATCAAAGAAAGTGTTAAAGGTGCTGGAGCGGTTGACCGTAATCGTACCGACGCTGCCGCGCGGGTCTGCCGACCAGTTGTCTTTACTGGAGGTTGCTACCACCAAATCATACCATACGGACTTATCGCCCCAAACGGCCACTTGCAGCTTGCTGTCTTCACGCTGGCCGCCGACGGTTAAACGTAAATGGCATTTTTGATTAAAATATAATTTGCCGATGAATCCGGCGCCGCTGCCGGCCGCATTGCAGCCGATATAGCACCACTTATAAGAATTGCCGCCGCTGACGAGCCACAATGCCAAAATACCTTTTTTCGGCATATCGACCTCAGACGTCTGCGATGCCGCTGGGTTGTCTATTTCACAAATAATCTGATTTTTATCGTAAGCGTCTTTATTTCCGCCGCCTAATGGATGAATTTCCGTTCGATTTCCCATTTATTTTAACTCCGTTTTACTTCCACTTTTTGAATAATTGATAAGCTTCAACGCATATATATACGATGCCTGCCTTGACCGCTCCCAGTCCGTTATCATGCCACAATTTAACCAAGACTCCGGTTGCATAGCTGCGCCGATAGTCCTGTTTGTGCTTGCACATCCAGTCGTGAAAGCAGCTTGCCCTGATACCTTTGCGCAAATCTTTATTGCTGAATATGACTGTAAACGGCGCCTTTACGGTAACACCGTCAAAGATGAACCCTTTGGGAACCTCGATTTTGTCATATTTAAGAGCTTTCAAAGTGACATATTTGTCCTGCCAAACCGCGAAGTCGAGCGAATCCAGAAAAGGATAACTGATTACTGTTCCCATGACACAGCCTCCAGCTCCGTTTCATCGTCGGCCGCCAGTATGGCTTTTTCAAGTTCATAATAGTGGAACTCCAGCGCCTTGATTTTATTGCTGATAGCTGCCGCCACCGGCTTGAACTCTTCCAGCGTGAAGCTGTGAACCGTTCCGTCAGCTTCGCAATATTGAATATCGCCGCCAAGCGTCTGAGCCAGAACCACAACCGAGGTCAGATTCTGTTTGGCGTTTTCGTGAACGGAAAAATACATTCCGCCATATTCTGCCGTTTCTGTTGTCCGCTTGCGATAAAACTCCTGCTGAACATCCATCAGTTTATTCTGCCGCAGGGTTTCAAAATCGACAGGTTGAACAACTTTTTCCCAAAACATAACAATTTTATCATCAGTAAGCTGATACTTTTGCAGATAATCGCTGCCCGGCTGCGGCGTTTCGTCAACCGGCAGGTAACCATCGGCCAGCAGCATTTCGCTGTTCAAGTCGCTGTCGTAGTTAAAAAAGACTCCGTCTTTGACATTCGGAGCCGGTTCAATCGTGTTTTCGTCAATAAACTTTGCAAACATCGTCTTTTTCCCTATAAAGTGAACATGCCTTCGTATGAACCGCGCCAGGTAACGCCGCCGTCGGTCGTTGTCAATGCGATCCAATATTCGCCGGGTTCAGAAAAGTCCGGGACATCGTCATTCATCCACTTTCCCGGATTCCCCAAAATCGCCGCCAAGCTGACCGGAAGAACGGAACTCATCCGCAGAATCAGGTCAATTGTCATGTCCATGTCTTTTTGCTTGGCTCCGGACAGGTCAATCGTGTAGCTGTCGCCCGAGACAACTTCACGGAAATAGCGGACCTTTCTTTCATTCACTGAAATGACCGTGCCGGTTAGAACAATTCGCCCCTGATAAATGGACTGCGCCGCAACATCGGTTCGGTTGTATATTTTTTCGGCCTCTTCTTTCCAATACTTTGCCGAGCCTGACGGCATTTCTTCAAGGCTGCCCTGCGCATATTTCCGCGCCAGCTCGGCGCTAGCGTCAACTGCGGCCTGCTTCAAAGCAGCATTGTCGTCAAAATCTCCGGTTTTTTCGGCCGCATGCGCGTCAAAACCGTTGACGGTATCCGCGGCCGATTTTGCCGAAGCTGCGGCCGCCGCGGCTGAGGCAGCGGCCGCATCCTTTTGCTTTTCAGCCTCGTCCAGTGTTTCCTTGCTGGTTTTGACGGCGGCTTCCTGCAACTCACGGGCATTAGTCAGCATCTTGTTGACTTCGTTCAGATACTCTTTCGGGTCGGCCTCTGACCCCATACTGGTGGAAACCGCCCGGGACAGCTTTTCGTCCTGTTCCTGATTTTCCATTGTCAGCCGTTCAATTTCCTTGCTGATAGTTTCGGCATCAAAGGTTGTCGTATTCTGCGGATTATAATCCGTTGTCCGCGGCGTTTCGCGATAAATAACCAGTTTACAGCCCTCAGCCAGCGCATCCCCGGTCAGCGGATAAGTCACTTCGCCGCCGGTATCCGTCAGCTTAACTTCATATTCAGTTGCCAAAAGGTCGGTTTCTTCGCCGCTTGGCAAAACATACAGACATTTGACATCGGCCTTGTCCATTACCGGAAAAGTGAACGGAAAGACCTTATTGACCCCGTCAGCCAGCAAGGTATCCTTAACATGCGTTACATTGATTCCCATACGCTATTCTCCTCAATAAAAAGGCAGGAAACAAGTTCCTGCCCAAGTTGTTTAATCATCACGGCGGCGCCGACGCTGGTTTCGCCGTTCGTTGCGTGCTTTTTTCTCTTCTTTCAACGTTTTCAAATGCCCGCCGCCGATCCACCAATACCATGGTCGGCCTGCCCAAGGCACATTTTTCCATGTTTCCCAGTTTTTAACCTCTTTATCGCTCAGAATATCGACAACCAGCTCGTCCAGCATAACCGGGAAAAGCAACTGCTTTTGCAGAGTTTTAAATAATCCCTCACGCTTAACGCTCATGGCCTGATAACGATTGATTGACCCGCCGATAAAAATATTATCCACCAACGAATCCGGCACATTAACGGGACGGCCGAACAATAAATCTTTCAACACATCCGCCCCGGCATTAAACAGCATCAGATAAACCGTCAATCGGGTCATATCGACCACCGCCTTGCGCGGATTAGATTTTGCCGTTTCAAAACAAATCTTGCGATATTCGTTGAGCTGCTTGATAAAATAAGACTTCATCATGTAGAACAGCCTTTTTTTGCCGCCCTCGGCATAATATCGCGGCATCTGGTCGATTGTAATCGGCTGAACGTCCAGAAGCTGAAACATTGCATACTCCATAATCTCGTCAGTTACGGCGCCTGTTTTCAAATCTTCTTTAACATCAACCCACTTTTCGCCAAATTCATGCCGCAGATAGGCTTCCAGCTCCGGACTCTCCGCCTTTGCATCTGCTCGGGCCTTTCGAACTGCCGAATTAACCAGCGTTTGTTTGGCAATCTTGTCCATTTTTTCAAAGCCGGTATATTTCAGCACTTTATCCAAAGCCTTAGACCATGCGCTTGTATCTGCATAACCTCCATCTTGGATAATTTTTTCAAGCCCCAAATCGTTAATCGTAATTTCAGACTTTCCCTGCCAAGCCTTCACATATTCAAAAGCCGTGTTCCACAAACCGTTTTTGTAAGCAGAGGTTCCAAGGTCGCCAAACTGCGTGATTGCGCTTTCAAAGTTTCCCAGCGTCCAAATATAGCCGCCGTCGCGCAACAGCCGCAAAAACTCGTTGCCCAATCCCTGATTGGAAAAACGCGCCAACAGCAGTTCTTTCAGCCGCAATTCCTGCGTATGGCTGATTTTTCCCTGTTCGGCCATTTCCAGAAGCAGATTACCGACCGAATTTTCAATTTTACTGTCCGCCAAGTCATCAACTTCTTTTTTAACCTGCGCCAGTTCAACTTCCATGCGGTTAATAGCAATTTCTTTGACCTGTTCGGCCCGCCGGTTGCGTAAAAACTCAACTTCGGCTTCAAGCTTGGTTTTGCGGTCCTGCAATTCGGCTTTAACGTCTTTATCATATGTATTTCTGATTTGCGCCTCCACCGCTCCGATTTTGTAGTTTCTGGCCTTGATCTCCTTCCACTTGGCTTCTTTCGGCTCCATCGCTTTATAATCCGCGATTGTCGTTTCCCTGTTTGCCACCATTTTGCGCAGATTTTGCAGTTCTTTGGTTTCCCGGCCAAAATACTTTTTATTCTCAATCATCTGCACCGCGCCCGAAATATAATCGGTTAACGCATCCGTTGACACCTTATAAAAGCGGTTCATATACTGATCGACGACATCAATTGAACGCTCTTTGACGTTGCCGATTTTGGCAATGCTTATGCCGCCGGCATAGCCTCTTATTAATGAATTGACAATCTGCGCTTCGTCTTCTTTGGTTCTGATTCTGCCGTCTTTGCGCTTTTCCTCAATCATTTTCTGAATAATGGAATATTCCGGCCGGCCGCCGAATTCCTGTTCCACATAATCAAGCAGACCGTCGGCATCCTTAATTTTACGCGGAAAATAATCCGGCATATAGGCCACATCTACCCCGACGTCAATCATTTGCTCGCGCAAATCGTCCAAAATGTTTCTGACTTCCGCAAACCCGTCCGTCAGGGCATATTTTTCCAGCAGGCGCTGCACCGTGTCAACATCACGGTTTTTCAAAGCCAGGTCAAAAGTGTAAAAATCCGGCGCATCCATTTTCTGCATACCGTCAACAAACCCTTTTACCCGCTTATAATACGCGCTTGTTTTCTGCAGCTTATCAATTTCAAGACGGCGGTTCATATTATACAATTCCGGCGAAATCTGTTTGATTTCCTCTTCCAGCGGCACAATGGCGTCAGACAAATAGTTACGCATATCGGTATAAACATTCTGCATCGTTTCCCGCCCGCGCTTAAACAACCGCGCCGAAGCTTTTTTGGCATCAACATTCTGTTTATAAATATCGTCCATCGCCTCGCGCTTGGCTTTCCAATATCTTTTTGTCTGACCCAAGACTTCGGCAACCGGCGCATCCATGTATCTGTCCAGATCCGCACCGCCCAAAATCTCGCCGTAAACACCGCGAACTTCGTCGTTCAGCTTGACATTAAGCTCTTTTGCCGTCTTGTACAGATTCCGCATCCAGTTCATAAATGCGTCAAACACCCGCTTCAGATAGCTGCTCGGCGCTTTGCCTTCGCGCAGATACTGTTCAAAGCCGCGGGCAAACTGCTCCGTCTGTTCAACGGTATAGCTTGCACCGTCGCTGCCCAGCCAATCGTTGACTGTTTTCAGCATTTGGGCAGATTTTTCGCTGGTTGGCGCAAAAGCCTTTAATTCTTCAAAAAAGAAATGTGCGGTTTCGTGCATAAAAGTCGAGGCATCCGCCCGTTCAAACAGCGAAATGACGGCCCGGCGGTCTATTCGTTGACTAAACGCACCTTTAGGGTCGCGATACAAAGTCTGATCTTGATACATCGTCTTGACAATATCAGACTTTTGCAGTATATTATTATCTAAAGAGTTCAGCAGGGTTTTCGCTTGCGGCCGCAATTGGAGCGAGTCCAGCGCCTGGGAACTCTTCAAGTATTTTAAATTCCCTTCTCTTATATTTGTTTCAATAAATTCGCTTAATTTATTCTTTCCATAAAAGCTGGGAATAAAATGGTAACCCTTTTCGCCCTTTGTATTGGGAGCGATTGCAACAACAATCTGCTGTCCGTTACTGTCTACTGCATCAACAACAGCCAATAATCGGCCGTCAACAGTTCTTGAATCCATAACCATCAACGGATCGGCAAACAAATCCGGCAGATTTTCAACAACACTCTGCGGCACAGAATGTTTTTTGATGCTGTCTTTTAAAATAACGTCTTTATTTGTCCGCACCAAACCTTTCGACAAGCCTAATTCCTGATATACAACCGGCAATTCGCCAACTCGTATTCTGCTGTCTTCGCCGCGCTCAACTGCGCGCAAATCCTCAATATAAGTTCTTTTATCCTGATTTGATGGCGAAAAAGCCACTTTCTCGGCCTGATAATAAATATTGTCATTGTTCGGGTCAAATGTCCCGCGGTTATAGACGGACTTTATCTGGTTGGGCTCAAAAACTACGTATTGATTTATTTTTTCATCAGGATTAACAGAATCAAATTGGGTATTTTTTATAATAATGCCATCATGCCCCTGAGTTTTCAATTTATCGACAATGCTTTTTATGACTTCTCTTTTTCTTTCCTCCGAAAGGTTTGCAAAATGCAGTTTAATCTTTTGTGTTTCAAAGCCGCCATATAATGATTCGCTTACTCTTTCATCCCACATTTGAGGGTCTTGATACATAAGGTCATTAAACATTTTTTCAAATTTTGTATACGGGTCAAGATTATCAATATCAGTATCAGCCCAAGGATTAGTTTCTGTGCCTTTTCCCTCAATAATAAGAGGATTATCCATTTTAAGATAAACATCATACCTTACAGGGTGGTATTCATTATTAAAGGCAAAATCGTCCTTGTCAGCAAACCAAAAACCCACCGCGGATTCATCATTATTTATTCCTGTCCGGTTCTTATCAAATTGAGAAAATTCATTGCCAGAAAAATGAACCATTTTAAGCGGCTGACCGCTTTCATCCACGACCTTGCTGTCGCCAAACCACCGCTTAAAGGCCTCTGAATTAACATCTGCCTTACCTTGTTTGTTATAAGCCTGAACCGGAAGCTGAAACCAAGGCAACTCATCGCTGCCGATATCTTCCTGTCCCATTTCTTCATTATAGGCGCGCTGCCGTTCCATATAGGCATCGACAGCCATTTCAATTTCCGGGGCTTCCATATTGCGCCAGTCAATATTTATGCGGTCCAAATCTTCGGCCAGTTGGTTGACTTCATCTTCCAGACTATACGGCGCCTCTTCATTATACCGTTTGCGGCCGCCCAATTCTTCGCCGATAACATCAAGCAAATCATTAACCGTCGGACGTTCGCTGCTTTGCGGAAAATATCCGGCTTCCCACGCGGCCAGCGCCATATCGTCAAGATTCCGACCGTTTTTATTATTGATTAATCCGATAACCTGCTTATCAGCATCCATAGCCTTTAATTCGCCGCCAAAATCTTTTAATCCGCCGTTTTGCTTCAAAAACTGCGTCAGGCTTTGACGAGTGTCTTTGACTTTCTGCCCTTTCAGAAGTGCCGGATTTTTCAAAGCCTCATATAAATTGATTTCGGCAACCTCTCCGGCGCGTTTTGTTTCGTTAAGACGTCGGGCGAAGTCCCGATATGCCACTCTTTCAATCCGCGGAAAACGCTGCTCAAAATACTCCAGCGGAGAGATTCCAAGCTCTTGACTTCCCCATAAGGCGACCCCCTGAACAACTTTGGCCTGCGCGGCGGCAACTTTGTCGGTATCGCTTGTTTTAATCCGGTCGAATACTTTATTATAAACTTCGTCCAAATCGGCTTTAATCTGCTGCGTTTTCTTGGCATCTGCCGTTTCTTCGCTTTGTTTGACAAAGTCATCCAGTTTGTTAAGCGACTGTTCTATACGGGTCTGAAATAATGGTTCCAATCCCTCCCGATGAAAACCCATTTCCTGAACCAGCGCTTCCTGCACCTGATCCAAACCATTATCGGTCATACCCTTTTCTTTCAAACGCCCTCGGACATCCTGCAAACGAATATATCCCGCATTGGCAGCCGAAACGGCTCCACCGCTCAAAGCGCCGCCGATGACGGATTCTATAACAGCTTCCCAAAGCTCTTGAGAATCGTCATAACCGTATTTTTTAACCATATTCTGCCAGAGAGTCTGCGTCCCCTCCGTTACCCCTTCGGACAATATCGAATTAACCACTCTTTTAGCCAACGGAGCCATCACTTTTTGGCTGAACATCCGTTCAAATCCGTATTTGTCAAACGCTGCCGTTCCTGCCGTCCCGACAGCAAACAGACCCAGCGCTTTATTTTGGCTTGCTCCGGCCTCTCTTGCCTCAAAATAAATGTCGTCGGCATCGGCTCCGGCCAGCATAACGCTTGCCAAAGTCGTGGATCTGGTTAATTTTGCAAGCCCGCCGAGCCAGCCGATAGACGGAGCTGCCGACGCACCCAAGGACAGAGCACGCGTCATTGACGGATTTTCAACAAAGGAACCTTCAAAAATTTCCTCATCCTGTTTAAGCCATTCGGCATTCAGCCCCAAATCCCAAAGTTTTTCGATACTTTCACCAAGACGTTTATATAACGAAGCATGAAAGTTATTTCTTTTAACTTCTGCTTTTTCCCGCGGCGTCATCAGGCTGGTGTCCCGGTTATCCATGGCCCAATCGCCATATATTTTAAGCGGGCTTGCCGTGACACCTTTACCCACTTCAAAAAAACCGCGTACGGCCGATTTTCCGACCTCGCCCCATTTCACATCATCAAAGCCTTCGCGCCGCAGTTTCTCCAATGTCTGAATCCTCGGATTGTTTTTTCGGCTTTCTGCTGCATCGCGTACCTCAAAGGTAAAAAGCTTTTTCATAAACAAGCTCATTTTCTCAAAAGGTTTTGCATCTTCGCCGGGTTCGCCAATCAAAGACGTTCCGTTATAGGCATTAACATCAATTTCGGGGTTTTCCGCCTGTTGCCAATTATTATTCCACGGCTCTGCCGGGGTTGCCGAAGCAGGCTCAATCGCCGTATTGCCTTGTTCCCAATTCATTTCCCAAGGTTTCATTAGATTTTCTCCCAAGATTTCCGATCATTCACATTGCCGCCTTTATAGCGATAGCCGCTGACTACCGTTCCGATTTCCGGCATTTTCATTCTCTCAGCCGAATTTCCGTTTACGGCTGCCAACAGGTCGGCTTGCTTTTGTTTATTGACAATATTGCTTAAAATGACCCGCTTTTGCTTATTGTCGTATTTTCCGCCGTCATTAATCTTGCGGAAATAATCAAGCAAAAGTTTGCTGTTATTTCCGGGTGATGATGAATTTTCTTCAATATATTCGCTTGCGTCCTTATAGGTAAAATCGCCCAAACGCCACCAGGCGGCATCATCTTCGTTTGTTTTCAGATAATCGACCTGTTTGCTTTGTTCCCTGTAAACCTGCGCGGTTAAGGTCTTGCGGTCTGTCGGCGACAACCGGCCTTCGGCATATTCATTTTCAATTTTTGTCAGAACCTTTTGCGCGCCGTTCAAATAATCAACTTCGTTATTTTTATCCAGCATTGTAATATCCAGCAGAATTTCCTGCGCCGTTTCCGCCCGGGTCTCAGCGGTGATTCCCTTAGCCGACAGCAGGGCCTTCTGCTTAGCTTTGAACCAGTTGCCGGAATATTGCGCTTCATTGTCCTGCAAATACCGAAGTTTGCCGCTGTCATCCATTCCGGCAGTCTGTTTATCAAAATCGAGCTGATTCTGATATTGACTGATTTTTACCTGCATATCTGCCGCCTTAACCTGCTTTTCCAGCATCTTATAAGGTAATTCAGCCTGAAACTGTTGGCGCTGTTCTATCAGATGTTCAATCGCCTGATGTTCGCTGCCGGCAATTTGCGCTTTATGCTGTTGATAATAAGCGGCCGCCGCATTGGCATCATCGTCGGCCCGGCGTAAGGTCTGCGTTTTGTAAAAATCGCTTTTATATGCCTTTTCTTTGGCCGACAGCAAATCCGGCCGGTCGGCATAGTTGACGCGCAAGGCGGCAAGCCCGGAGTTATAGGCCTGCGCTACCAGTCTGTCATCCTTATAATTTGCCAGAGCATCGTCCAGCGCCGACTTCAAACGGTTGGCAGTGTTTTCTTCATAATAGCGCTCTTTTTCCTGCGCTTCGAATCGGGTCAGCGTGTCGAGCGTGGCTCCGTTGCGGCGGCGGTAGATTTCATCCAAAATTTTCTGGTCATAATCGTTGGTAACCAGCTCTTTTTGCTGATTATACCATTCTTCCGCGTCTTTCTCCCATGCTGCCGTCGTACCGAGCGCCGCCTGCCCTTTGCGCGTCAGATAATCGCTGTTTACCTTTTCGCGCCGCAGTTTATCAAAAGAGTTTTCAAACTGCATACCCTTGTTGACGGCGTCTTTCTGCTTCTGCCGGTCAATTTCGACCAAAGCCTTGTCTGCCACGTTTGCCATAACGGCACCGGTGCGCTGCAAAGCTCTGCCTGCGCCGGCGCCGAAAGCCTCGGCACTGGCAAACGGTGTCGGCAGTTTGGAACGGACAACGATTTTATCAAAACGCGTTTCAACCATTTTCTTTTTTACTCCATAAAAAAAAACCCTGCCAAAAAGCAGGGTTTCATTTGTTTTTTAATATAATTAGCTGTTTGTCTTTTTAGCTTTGAAGCCTTTTTTCTCTTTTAGCATTTTTTCCTCTTTTTCTCTTATAGCCTTAGGCTTTAATGAAGGAGATTGCAAACCATCAATATGTTCGAATAAGTCGCTATGAATTGGCATCCACATAGGATCTAGAATAAAGTCAATCCCTTCTCGCCTTGCCAATTTAGCTGCGGGAACAAAATCAGCATCTCCAGCAATAAGAACAATTCTATTAACTTGTTTTTTATAGGCAACAGATGCAATATCAATACCAATTTTCATATCAATTTCTTTTTGGCGAAAACCATAAACAAAGTCATCATCTGTTAAATCTTCAAACTTCAAATTACCAGCTAATATTTTCTTCAAAACTCCGGGTTTTAAAGTCCACCCTTCCAAATCCTGAACTCGACCAAGGCGCAATGCTACTTTTCTTTTGCGCTTCAAATTTTCTAAAAAATCATGTTTAAATTTAGCTAAGTCACTTTTGCCAAAATCTACACATTTATGAGAGATCGGATAATGAGCTTTTTTATCTAACGGTGGGCAATCATAAAAGAAGATTCTGTATAGTTCATGTTCTTCTTTTCCTTTATCTTTCATTAACAGATGCTTATAGCATAAAGAGCATAGTTCATTAGCTACGACTTCGGCATTTTTATAATCTTTTTCTCCTTCATAAAGATTTTTAAACCTTTTCAAAAAGAAAGCACCATCAACAAAAATTGCAGTTTTCATATAGTCCTCAATCCATATAGTATAAAAGAAACCCCAGGGCTTGGCAATTCTTAGATTATTTAGAACGCTTACTACCTGGGGCAATATTTAATAGAATATATAACAATTTTTATCTTCAAAGTCAATATATTTTATTAATAATTTTAATATTTAATTACATCCGGCAATCATTGCCTTCATGCTTGTTTGTAAAACTATTTTTCCTCATTTATAATATTATTCTTTTTACTTTGTTCCCAGTTCATTTTCCACGGTTTTGTTGTTTGTTCATAAACTTGTTCAGACGTATTTTTATTAGTTTTTATTACTATGGGGGGTGCTGATTTCAAAATATAGGAAATCCCGCCAACAATACATATAAAAATAAAAAAGTACCAAGCAGCCTTTAACATTGACTTACTTAAAACAAACAAAAAAGAAAATAAATATTTAATATTCTCTAATATTTTTTTATTTGTTATTTTTTTTAACCAATTAAACCCCCATATCCAAATAACAGACCATAAAAGAATAACTGGCAGAGAAGCAAGGATAAAATCCTTAAGATTTAAATATTCGACAACTATCCCTCTTACTCTTTGAGTTTGATAAGAAATAACCAGAGCAATTATTTCCCATAAAATGGACAGAACTATTAAGATCTTTTGAGCTTTGGTTAAGTTTTTCATAATTAATCTCCTTTTGCATAATAATATATAAAATCATAATTAAAACAAGAATAAACTAATATCTCGGTTTTCTGGTCGGAACAGTTGTTGCTGGATTATAATGAGAGTTATATCCGCTCATGTCTTCAATTCCGCCACCAAACCACCCCGAATTAGTTCCGCTAAACAGCAAATTACTGCCACCGCCGAGAATGGTGGAAATGGTGTTACGTTTGGCGGCCTTTTTCGCCTGCTTGGCAGCCATGTCATACAAGGTTGCCTGCGTATTATAGCCCCAAACTTCGCGATTTGTGTTGTCAATAATCGTCTGACGGTCTTCTTCGCCAAACTCGGCCGTCTGCGTAAACATTTCCATCGGTGTGGCCGAGCTCAAATCCACCCCGTTGGCAGCCATCATTGCCCGTTGCTGGCCGAGAAGCTGTTTATTCTTCCGCGCCGCCGAAACTTGTTCTTCCAATCCCCGGGCTTTGGCGTCTTCGGCCTGCTGACGCATAATCGCGGCATTATATTGATTGGCTTTTGATTCGGCTCTGCCTTCCTGCTTTATCCCGTTTACCTGCGCGACAGTTCCGGCTGCCGCAAGAACAGTCGCCGCAATCGTCATCGGTTCACACATTTTGAAACCTCCTTTTCTTTATAAAAGTGCAAAAAGCGGGCTTTTTCAGGCCCCCAGACAATTTCTTGGTGTTCAAACTCAAACCCCAGCCATTTCAGCCAGCGAATCGAAACCCTGTTTTCAGCCCAGACAAAATTCTCTACCCGTTCGGCTCTTTTCATCATGGCGGTCAGTTCCTGCCGGCAGAGTTCGCAAAAGGCCTTTGCATACCGCTCAATATCATCGGTTCCGAGCAGCCAGCAGATGCCGCGGCCCTTCACATTATCCAGCGGAACCAGCCCGAGAATCGCGGCCGGCCGACCGTTAATCTCAATAACCCGGCAATAAACCGAATGACTGGCTCCCTGTGTCAGGCATTCAAAAGGGTCATGATTTCCGGCCAAGCGGATTTCTTCGGCATCCACAGCGCGCATATTGGCCGCAATATATTCAATATCGCCCGCTTCGCATAATCTGAGTTTAACCGCCATGTGCCACCACCGCCGTTATGGCATTAATCGTTAACGGGGTCGGCGTGTCCGAGACAATCTCGATTTCGCCGGCGAAATTATAGCCGCCTTCCAAATCAACGCGGCGCGTCCCGCTGACAAAATCGTACCCTTCGCCATAATTCTGATAACTCATTGCCGGCCGGACGAACTGATTTTTGTCGTCCACCTGCGCAATTTTGAAACTGCCGGAGTTTTCAACCATTATCCGGGCGCCGCTGATTCGCTTATACTGTCCTTGTGAAGACGTGCCGTTGTTCAGCGGATAGTCAATGCTCAGGCTGTGATACAGCGCGTCATAGAGCAAACCGACTTTGATATGCTTTCCGGGCGTAATAAAAGAGATTTTGCCGTTTTCAACGACTTTCTCGCCCTGATAGCCGCCGTCCACCATCACGCCGACAGTTGCACCTTCAAGATAATCAAGACCGGAAACCTCGCTGACCGGTTCTTCCAAGTCTGCCCGGGCAGCGCAGTCCATAAATAAATAATCGTCTTCTTTGTTCTCCGAATCCTGATTGATAACGAAACGCTCAAGAAACCGTTTCGGCGTCCCGTTGACATTACGCAGAACCACGGCATAAATGCTTTCCACCCCGTTTTCCTTGACCGAACAGATGCTTTCAAACCACCCTTCGGTAATATAGCGGGTATAAGCGACCAGTTGCTGTTCTTTGATAAAAGTTAAAGCCACCGCACCGCCGTCGGCAAACACAAACCAAATCAGGTTCGCCGACGAGCAGTAATCCCAGGCAACCAGTTGGCGGCCGTCAAACAGATGCGTCGCCAGAATGCTGATGTCTTCGCCGTCATAGCCGTCACTGGTTAACGCATAGCCCAGCGTACGCACATGGCCGTCGCTCATGAACAAAGCCTGATTGCCGATTATCAGCGGTTCAATGTTATCGCAGTGATAGACGTTCTGCTGCTTGATTTTCGGCCATTTGCCCGACAAAAAGCCGGTATCGCCGGGCATCACTTTCCAAACGCCGTTTGCCGTGGTAATCAGCAAATCGTTAAGCGAGATTAAATGATAAATAGTGTTGATTTGCTTGCCGGTCGCCCGAATGGAAAAGGCGTCATCGTCCTGCAGCGGATTGCTCATCGTAAAGTTGTTGTAAGTGCCGGCGCGGGACATTTCGATTAATTCGTAGTCCTCATAAGTCGCGGCCATCGCCATCCGCTGTTCATGGATACCGCAAACGGACGGATATTTGTTCGGTCCGTCAAATGGATTGCGCTTAATCGCCGGGGTAATGTTGAAGTCCGGCGCAACATTATCGTCACTCATGGAGATTGTCGCCGCGTCATCATCGTCAACAACCGTCGAAATCCAGCCATACATACCGGCCGACAGGCGATAGACATTATATTTTTTGCAGCCCTCAACCTTGTTCCATGTTAAAGTAATCTGCTTTGTCTGCGAAAGCTGGTCGCTTTTGACTTCGACCATGGCCGTCAGGCTCTCTTCGCCGGTTTCCTCGTTAATCGCCGACACTTTATATTTATAGGTCTGGCTGGTGCCGGAACCTTTGGCGGTTAATCCGGTCGGGGTCGGCGTCTTCGGCACAAAAGCCATGTCCTCAATTGTCCAGTTGTCATGGTCGAAGCGTTTTAACATCTGCGGCAGATGGCTCGGATGGGTAATATAAACCACGTCGGCCGACTGCTCAAACTTCATTTGCCAGATTTCGTCAATATCAAAAGGAATATCAAGCTCAAAAATGCCGCCGTCTTCCTTAACAACAAAACCGCCCTCGGAAATGACCCTCATTTTATGGTCGGAAAATTCCAAGGCATAGCCTTGATCTTCTGAGAACTGAAATCTTTTAAGCCGGGACGGCTTGCTCTGATTGTAGGCTTCGCCGATGAAATACGACCCGGGGCGCTTGTTCAGGCCGCCTTCTTTCATAACGTAAAAATTAGCAATAACTTTGGCACCGCTGGCATATTTTTCCAAATTGACACGGGAATAGAGCCGCGGGCTGAGTTCGCCGGCATTAAAAGCGGATTGGGTAATATTTAAGTCAGACATTAAAAAATACTCCCGTCATAGCCGCGATAATTCTTAAACGGATTTTTGTCGTAAAATTTCATCTCTTCGCGCACATCGTCATTCTTGGCAACGGCTATCAACCCCTGATATTGCTGAAATTTGTTATTGGCTTCGTTTTTGAGATTGGGAATCGTTTCGCAGATTTTGCTGGCTAACAGAAAAGTAACGGCCTCGGCGAATCCGGGCGACCACAATTCCGAATTCATCTGCTTGAACGTATAAACAATGTTTGTTATCTTCCGGTTTGTCAGTATCAGCCGGGAAGCGTTGTTGGCGGACAAAACAACCGTGCTGTTACCGCTCAGTTCCAGCGGCTGGCCGTTTTCATCCAAATAGCGCGAAATATGCACCGAATCCTCAGGGATAACGTAAGCGTATTTATAGCCGTCGAACTTTTCGGCCGATAATGCCGGCTGCTTGCGCTTACGGGCAAAACTCCAGTCATAAAAAGCCAGAGCCGCACAGACAACCGCGTCATAATAAAGGCGGCATTTCTTGGCCCGCGGCTCATTGCCGGCAATGTCCAAGACCTCGCCGTTGGCAATTAAACCCAGCGCCTGATTGCAAATTGTTGTTTTATCCATTTTTCTAACCTAAAAAAAGGCGCCTGTTGCCAAGCGCCTTTTATTTGTTTTTATTTCTTAGCGGAAGACTTAGCCGCCGGTACCGGACTGTCATTTTTCTGACTTTCCGGATCCGGGGTTTCGTTTCCCTGCGGAACCTGAGCGCCGGCAGTTTCAACAAAGCTGTTCAGCTTTGCTTCTGATTCCGCCAGTTTGGTTTCAAGCGACTTAATCCGTTCGTCGAATTTGGACAGATGGTCGCCGACCAGCGCTTTGAACTCTTCCAGATTTTTAGCGGCGCTTTCTTCCACCTCATCAATCAGTTTGACAACCTCATCGGCCGACAGTGAAGCCGTGTCGGCAGCCTTCGCGGCGGGCGGCGTATCTCCGGTTTTTTTGAAAAAACTGTTCGGTTCAATGCCTTCCTCCAAAAGTTCGCCTTCCGCATAACGTTTGTTATTGTAATAACAATCTTTGATGCACACATATCTGCTCATGGTTATTCCTCGACTCTTTCGCCAATCCATGCCGAGATTTTTCCGGCGGTCATCGCCGCCGTGCCGACCGTCGCGACGACCTTGGCATAGCGTTTGAACTTAAACGGAAGCGGCTGACATACCATCAGCGTTCCGCCGGTTAATTTATCAACAGCCAAAGTCTCGCCGGCAACAGCGGTTGTAAAGCTTGAATTGTCATCCGAATGCTGCAATTCAACCTTCAGGGTTGCCCCTTCGCCACCGGCAAAGGCTTCGGTAATACGAACGTTGAAAAAGTTACACGGATAACTTTTGCCGTAATCGCTTTTCCCTTCACCAAAATCAATGACTTCCGAGCTGGACGCGGCCGCGGCGCGCGGTTCCATGTCGGAAAAGACCAATAATCCGTCTCTCATTTGTTTTGTTCCTCATGTTATGTTAAAAAATAAGGGCTGAACCAAGCCAGCCCTTGTTTATCCCTAGGCCTTGGCCGTAACCTGAGCTTCGGTATCGAGAATACCCTCGCACAGACGCAGCGGATTGCCGGGGCGGAACTGGGTTACATAGTCGCCGAAGGCATCCTGCAGCTGAACCGTTGCCTTGTTCAGAGCCTCAATATCGAGGTAACTCAAGATCGTTGCGTTGCAGTAAATGAACGCGTTTTTACCCTGCTGCTTCATATTGTTCAGCGCCCGAATAATCAGCTTCGACAGGTTAATTTTCTCGGCTTCCTTGGCAGACGTCGGAATATTGCAGATACGGGCAACGCGGTGTTCGTTGGTAATGCCAAGGCCGATGTGGCACTGGAAATGGCTGACAAGCGCCTGATAGTCCAGTCCCTCATCATCCTTAACCGTTTGTTCGCCCAAGTCGTCGTGAATAATACCGGCGGTCTTGGAATTACGCGGATAAATGCCTTTGGCTTCGGCTTTATCCCACTGCACAATATAGACAGATGTCAGCGCGTCGCCGGTACCACCGGCATCAATCACACGTTTATCGTCAATCTTGCTGCAAATGGTTGCCAAACCGTCGGTTTCATCCGGGTTCATTTTGCTGTTGCCGTAAAGAATCATATCGGCAACGGTCTGCGACATGCCTTCAATGATCCCCTTAGCTTCGTCCATGCGGAACTGCTGCGGGTTCGGCGCAATGCCGCATTTTGCCTTGTCCACCTTGGAATAGGCTTCAATCATGGCAATGTTGAAGGTAATCGGTTCGGTCTTGGTCGCAACGCGTCCAACGCCTTTATCGAACTGGCGCAATTGCCCCTTCGGGACAAAGGTGCGCTTGGTGTCCTTATGGCTCGAACCGCTGTTCGCCTCAATGCAGGGAATGTCGAGCAAAATCGCGTTCTCGCGCGACATAATCTCGACGATTGTCGCCATATCGCCGTTCGGCGCGATACGGTTTGCCAGTTCGAGCATGCACAACTGCTGAATGAGTTTATCAGCCATTGTTTGTTTCTCCTTACTTTATTACATGTTTTTGAAATGAAGCATCGGTTCGCCGAGTTCGTTCCGGTTCGATGCCTTTGCCGACCCTGTCGAGATAACCGCAGAGTCTTCGCTGATGGCTTTGCCGATATTGAGGCAAAACCTTACAAAAGACGGATGGTTGCCCAGTCCGGCTTTGGTAATTTCTTTCAAGCCTTCGTCGCCGAAGGTATCAATTGCCCGGTTGGCAATCGCGATATTTTCCGGCTTGCCGAGTTCTTTGTCGGCCAGCACCTCTTTTTTCCAAGCTTCGTGCTGCTCCTCCAGCGCCGTCTGCTGGGCTTCAAGCGTTCGCTTAACAAGCATGGAACCGGCGGCAACCAGCTTTTCGGCGTTTTCCTTGGAGCATTTAAGTTCTTTCAAGACCGGCGTAATCTCCGCCATAACCTCGGCATCGACCTGATAACCGTCCGGGGCCTTTACATCCGAATAGTCCGGCTCGGTCGGTTCATCTTCTTCCGGTTTGGTGTCAGCCGGCGGGGTTTTATCCGTTTCAGCCTTTACATCCGTTTCCGGTTCTGTCGGTTCCGTTGCCGGTTCATTCATAGAAGAAAACCCCAGAGTTTTTTCTCCGGGGTTTTCGTTAACTTCTGTTTTGCTGTCTGCCGGGGTGTCCGGCACATCATTTGTCGTTGTCATCGTTTATTTCCTTTGCTATTTCATAAATTAAATTGGGGTTAACTTTTGTCAGGCAGTCTTCCAGCCAAAGGCCGAAGTTGCGTTCGCCCTCGCGAAACGCCATCAGCGAGGCATTCGAATCGAAGACGGTCTGATGTATCCGGGCATGCTCCAACAATCCCCAGATAACAATGCGGCCGGCCTTGTCCTTGCTTATCTGCCGCAAACCGGCAATAAACTTTTCGCTTTTCACTGCATGCCTCCCATATTTGCCAGACTGCCCGGCGCAATTTCATTTAAGGTCTTTGCACCTTCAAGTGCCTGCTGCATCATTGCCTGCTGGTCGGCTTTTGCCTGTTCGGCCTGCTCCATCTTGTTGACCTCTTCGGTCGAACGGATGATTTTCGGATTAACCCCGCGTTTATCGACGTAATCGTCAATCAATTCATTGTAGTCCAGCTTGTTGATTGCCTTGGGATTATACTGTGCAACAGCACCAACAAACTGCACAAAATCCATCGAAGCAGAGAGTTCAACCGCTTTCTGGGCTTGAGCCAGCATCGAAACATACTCAATTTCTAAAGACTGCCCCTCCAGTTCCGGCGGCGGGGGCGGAATAGCCCCCAGCTTAAAGGCATTGTCATAAACGCGCATCAGGCACGGGCTTAAAAACTCGTTAATAATGTTTGTCAGCACCGGGCCAAGTTGCACCATTTGCTCGCTGCTGATTTTATCGACTTCGGTCGCGGTCATTCGTTTATCTACCGACAAAATCGCGTTGAACAGGCGGTAAAACATTGATGTCCGAATGTTTTCCTTCGTTTCCGCAATCGTCAAATTCAGATTGTTAAGGTCAAAATTGACATTAAAAGTCGGCGTTACCGACTGCGGCCCGGTACGCTCGTCATATATATTTATGCCGCCGGGCAGCAAATCCGGCGTTGCTCCGTCTTCGTACATTTTGGCCGGAACGTTCATCGGCGGCCGGGTTACCAAATCAACCCCCAAATGGCGGGTTTTATGCCACTTTTGCAGAGATTTTGTCAGTCCGAGGCCGTGCATCGCCGGAGATATGCCGTAGGTTTCGGTGCTGACGGTTTCCCACCGCGGCGCCAGAATCGGAAAACGGTCATAGCCGGATATGCGCAGAATTGATTCCGAAGCGCTATAATCCGGCAGGTAATAGAGCGACAAATAAGGCTTGTTCTTGTTGTCCATCTTGCCGCGATTAAGCATAAAGTTCGGCAAGATTGCATGAATAACATTATATTCATTAGCCACCCTGCCGTTGCGATAATCGTTCTGCAGCGTTGTCGGCAGATTTACCAAACCGAAAGCGGCCGCCAGCTGATGAATTGTCATGCTGAAACGACGGAAACAGGTGTCAACTGCCAGTTCATTGTTGGTTACCAGCATATATTCGCCGACGGTAAAGGCATAAAAGCGCGATATTGTCGCCGGACTTTCTTCATGCAGCAGACAGGGCTGGCCGAAGAGTCCCATTTCCTTGTAAACCGTCGGCGTCAGCTTGTAAAAGTTTGACTTGTTGAGAATCGTCAAAATGATGTTCTCAACATCGTACAGCCAAGTTTTAACCGGTTTCCAATTCAGCAGATCCGTATCGGCCAGCGAGAACTTGAACCAGCGCGTGGTCGGATTGGTTAACCCGGATTGCAGCCCTGCGGCCAGAGTATCGGCGCAGTCATTCAGAACATTATCAATCACATCGTCCGAGCGGCGCAGAAATTCTTTGTTTTTTTCGTTTTCAAATTTTCCGCGGAAAGAACGGGACAGTTCGGCAATACGTTTCCAAGACGGCTCCCATTCCTTATATTCCTTTTCGAGCGACGCATTAATACGGTTCAGCTGCTGCCGGATTTCCAATTTATCCATAATCTCAAGCCCCCAGCAGCGTTTTCTTGGTGGTATTTGCGCGGTCGGTCAAACCGGAAGACCCGGTCAAAATCGTTGAACGGCGACCGAGCATATTTGCCGCCTTTTTCTTGGACTCTTCCCGGGCCTGAACCGCAGCCTCGTCAGCTTCGCTTTGCTTTGCCGAAGACTGCTGCTGCGGCGAAACGACCGTTTTTCCTTCCATATTCGGCTTGTTGCTGAACATATTGCCGACCTTTTTGCCGACACCAAACAGCTCGGACGTGCCAAACGATGCAGATGCCAGCGCAAGGCGGGCAATGCTGCCGAAAATATCTCCTCCACACATGTTAAATACTCCAATCATAAGTTTTGCGTTTAAAACTGGAAGAGCCTCCCACATGGGAAGCTCTTTTGCGAACCGGGCAATAAAAAGACATTGCCAGACAGTCGCTGTCATCAGGCGACGGCAATCCCGTCGCTTTCATATCCTCTTTACTCATCAACTGCATTTTCTGGCCGTTGAAAAAGTATTGAATAGCGGTTAAATCTTCTTTTAAGCCGGCGTCATCGTCAATCGCGCCGCCGTTTACCAGCCAGTCCAGCAAAGCGTCATACATTTCCGCCCGCTTGTTGACATAACGGTCCGGCTGATCCAGCGATTTTTTAGTTTCGCCGAAATTAACTTCGATAACCTGATACTTCCATGCTCTCAAATTATCGACTACGCCGCCGCCAACACCACCGCCGTCGATAAAGACGCCGTCCGGTTTATAATAATCAATCATCTTTGCAACCTCACGCGCCAGCGTATGATTATCCATCTTCTGATAACGCTTAATCGGAAAGGAACGGGCGTCGCGCCCCTGTCGGAAGCGGATAACGCTCTCGTCGTCGCCGTATCTGGCTACGTCAATCATCATCAAAAGCGGCGCTGACTTGTCTTCATAAACTTGGCGCTGTTGGGCTTCCAACACCACATTAAGCGGAATCAGCTGATTTGAGGCTTGGCTGGGGAAAACGCCACGCACACGAACCTTGATAAAGTCAGAATCTTCGCCGTACTGCGCGACCCATTTGGCAATTTGCGCTTTGTTGGTAAAGCTGACGGTGCGGCTGTCAATCTGCCGCGTGTCCCAATAATCCCGGTTTTTATGGAAGCAGTCGTAAAAACAGCCGGTATTTTGGGTCGGGTTGCCGAATGCCAGCCACAAGATCTGCGTGCCGAGGTCGGTCATGGCGCCCTCGGTAACTTCCCAGATTTTGTCCCAAATTTGGGAAGCTTCATCAAAAATAACTATCAGCCGCTTGCCTTGGTTGTGCAGACCGGCGAAAGCGTCCGGGTTCGACTTGCTCCACGGAATCATATCAATCCGCCAAGACTGCTTATAACGCTCATCGGCCGAGTATATGCTGGTTGCGGTCATTTCAAACCAATGTTTGCAGATACAAAGGTTAAACCACTTCCGCACTTCCGGCCATGTTTTGGTTAAAAGCTGCTTTTCAGTGTTGGCGGTTACAATGCCGCGGGTTTCCGGGAAGGTGCACAAAGCCCACAGCACCAACCACGCCACCAGCGCCGACTTGCCGATACCATGGCCGGAGGCCAGCGCAAACTTGAGCGCTTCCTGAACCGTTAATAATTTATCCCTAATATCCTTTAATAATTGCACTTGCCATTCTTCGGGCCGTTTGCCTTCAAGCGCCCCGGTTCCCCACGGGAAAGCAAGCATAACGAACGAATACGGGTCGTCTGAACATTCGGCCATGGCTTCCGCCAATTGTTCTTCAAATTCCGTATTCATAATTTATTCCTGTTTTTTGGCTGTTTTTGCGCCTTTCTTTTTAAGTAAAAACTTCTTGAGCCGCTCCGCCGTCGGTTCATCGCTGACAATCTTGGTCGTGCTTTCGGTCTTCCATCCGTCAAAGCAATTTTGCAGAATCCAATCGGCCTTGTGGTCTTTGCTGAGGTTGCAACGGTCAATCGCATAAACCTCGCAAATCTGCTTAATCCGGGTAACGGTGTATTCATATTCTTTCTTTTTGCCATACTCATTAAGCGTCTGATTGGTAATGCCCATATAATCGCAAACGCCCTTAACACTGATTGAACCTTGTCCGTATATCTTTTTCCCGTCTTTTGTATAGCCGATAACATCATGCTGTTTAGCGGTAAAATACTCCGTCGCTTTGGCTGCCATCTCTTCCACGCAGTTAAATGAAGGCGGCCGTCCGCCCAGCAGATGAAATTTGTCTTCAAATACCGGCGGCAAAACTTTTGCGGCCGGTTTAGCCTTTTTCTTTGCTTCTGCCACCGCTTTTTCTTTTTTAGTTCCCATATCAGCACCATTAAAGAATTATCAATTTGCCGTTCAATCCGGATTTTTTGATTGCATCGGTATTATCGGCATTGTAAGCAACCAAACAGCTCGGTGCATTTGCACAATCTCCCTGCGCTCCGTCAGGATAATGAAACTTCAAACGGCCGAGAAAAAAGAAGACAGAGTGAGCTTTTCTCCAAACCTCGGAATGGAATCCCTTTGTTTCAGTCCGGGCAAATATCAGCGCAATACCGTTTTTGTGCTCAGCCAACCGTTTAAGCCAGTCAAAAGTCTGCCGACCATACGGCGGATTACACCAAACACGGCCGAACCATTTTTGAGAAAGGCCGTCCTGCTCCTTGCAGTAATGGACTTTTGCCATATCCCAAGGCCGGAATTCCGGCGCACAAGGATCCAAATCAAAACCTCCCAGCGCCTCCAATATGTAAGGCGGTGTCAGCCACTCTTCCTTATTTTCCGTATTGGTGTTAAAAGTTTTCATTCTCTTAAAAAAAGCCGCTCCGAAAGGCGGCCAAAAAGTTAACAAAATGTTTCCGGCTGAGCTATGGCGCGATTAAGCCACATCAAACCGGTTTGAATTTCAGTGCGGGCAATCGCCAAACAACGCCCATCAGCGTCAAATTCAGTTGAGCAATTGAGGTTTTCAATAAATTCCCCGAGCTGATTGCCCAATTCCTTAGCTTTGTTCATCAACCGTTTTTGCTCTTCGGTCAGCGGACGGTAACCAATTACTTTGGTTTCTTCTTTTTCTTCCGGCATTTTTTATCCTTTCAGTTAAGTTAATAAAAAAATAATGGCTACATAAAAAAACCGCCTTTCAGGGCGGCTTATAAAATGGGCGGATTTGTTATCGTACAAGATCCGGAAAACGCGGCGGGTCAAATTTTTTGAAAAGACGGATAGGACGCCGATTTCGTCTTTTGAGTTGCGGGAGGAGGATTTGAACCTCCGACTTCTTGGTTATGAGCCAAGCGAGCTGCCAACTGCTCTATCCCACCATGAACCCCGGGGAGGCAGACCCCGGGGCAATGTCAGTCAACAAGAAAGAAGTCAGTCATGGCTTTTGCTTACATAGCTTTGCCAATCATAAATTTTTTATAACGCAAAAATAAAAAAATGTCCCATATCAGAGTGTGGCAAAGTGTGGCACTTTGGACAAAATAAAAATCATCTGCGGACGGCGTCAAAAATTCTTTTCAGCAACCGCTCCGCCCAACGATAGATATATTTTCGGTCGGTTTGATTGGGACTGTACCGATAAGCCAGCACTTTTTTAGGCACACCGGACAAAAAATCGCGAAGAAAAACATATTCGTTCGGCAGAATCAGCGGCGCCGACATCCAATGCTCGTCTATGTACCAAGCGTCAGAGATGTCTTCCCCGGTAATGCTTGGCCGCATATATTCAGCGTCTTCCGGGTTGACCGGCGGCACTGCGACCCGGTAGAAATTGGTTGTTTTGCAGCGCGGCCGCTGAATATCCGGCAGCCACTTCATAACTTCAAAATATCTTTCAAGCTCAACTTTAACGTCTTCCAGTGTTAAAATTTTTCTGATCATCTCTCAAAACCCCTTATTTATTGCCCTGTACACCGATTTTTTTGTTGTCCCGCCTCCGGCAAAAATTCATTTCGCGCGTATTATCGATTCAGAAAACCCCTTAAAATTCACAAAATCCCTTGAAAATTAAGGCTTTTTCAATTTTCTTCAGGAGGGTCAACTCCCATTAAAACCGACAATTTTCCCTGATTCCGGGAAAAACTGACAATTTGTCTGCAAAGCCATTTTTTTTCGACCGAACAACCGAGTTTCTTTTTGCGCAGCCAGTTTTCCAAACCGTTACGAACCGTTATATCCGCGTTGCTGTATGGCTTGAAAACCGGGTCGGTAAAATCAATTTTGAATTTTTGGGTAATTTTGACCTCATCTTCTCCCGGTTCATGCGGAGCTGACAACCAAGGTTTAGGCTTGGGTTTAGCCGGCGGGGCCGCCGCATAATCATTCCTTGCCGAGCCCGGCGGCGTTTCGCCGCCGTTTACTGCCTTATTGCCTTCAGCAAGGGCGTCAGCCTGCGGCGGCAGAGTGTCCTTGATTGCCGATTTCCTCTCACTGCCTTCCCCTTGAGGGGAGCCGCCAACGGCGGCGGGGTGTCCCTTAACTGCCCCATTTCCTTCAACTGCGTTACTGCAAACAGGGTCTGTGCGCCCTGTTTGGACTGCCTTACTGCCCGACAGACCGCCTGTCGGGGACTGTGCATCTTCAATATCCACAGCCGCGTTGTGTATAACTTGGTTTTCCCCCACACCCCCTTTCCAATTTTCCGGTAATTCTGAACGTAGTGAGGAATTACAATAACCAATTATCCTGTCTGCCGTGGCTGAATTTTCTGCAATGTCAAACCGGCTCTGGCTTTGGATGCCTTCGTCTGACACTTTTCGCTTTACATCATCATTATTTTTTGTTTGACGATCCAATGCCTGACGATTTTCCCGCTCTTTCTTTAATTTATAAGCTTCACGGCGTTTTCGGTTAATTTCTTCGCGATTGTTTTCGTAATACGTCGTCTGACGTTTCGCTTTACTTTTCTCCGCTCTCCTTTTGTCTGCACCTATCCGTGCATTATTGCGCTGCGCATCGCTGCGGCGGTAATAATCGGCGTTAAATTCTTCAATAACGTCCAAAACCATTGCAAAAGCCGACTGTGCCGGCGGTGACAGATAAGAGAAATCAAACCCCTTGCCGGAGCGATGTTCGTCCCAGTAATAGGCATAATCGTCAACGGCATAAAAAACCTCAAGAATAACTTCGGCGGGGAAGCGTCCCTGCAAAGCTCTCCTGATTGAGCGCGGCGTTAAGTATGCGTCTCTTATATATACCAAAGGTTCCTCTTTCCAGTTCGGGGTTATTCCTCAAAGCCATAATTTTCGCCGCAACCACCGCCAAAACAACCGCAATCCGGTCTTTTGTACTTTGGGGCGAATAATGTCAATTTGGCAGAACATCCCGCCGTCTGCTATAATCCGGCGGCGGGCAATTTCGGCGTATGCCGGGTTTAACTCAATTAATATCGAGTTTTTCTGCTGCCGCTCAGCTTCAAGGCTGACCGTTCCAGCACCGCCGAACGGATCCAACACCACACCGTCCGCCGGACAGCCGGCCAGCAGACACGGCCGCACCAACTCCGGCGGAAAAGTCGCAAAATGCGCCTCGGAAAAACCGCGGCTGGCAATTGTCCAAACTGTCCGCCGATTGCGCAAACCGCTTATATTTTCCTGATTTCCTGCTGTTTTACGCGCCATCGCCGCCGAATTTTGAAAATTCTGACTATGCACATAGGCGCCGCCGCCGCGAAAGCTCCGGCTGTTACCCTTGCCTCGCGTTATGCGGTGCTGGCTGTCACTATGTCCCGGACGCTCCGGCTCATTGACAATCCGGGCAAAACTTAAAGCGTTCGGATGCCGCACAATCCCGTTGTCATTTGCAGCCACCGGTTCCCGCACCGCGGCATAATTATAATAATAACGCGGCGATTTGCTGAACAGAAAAAGATATTCATGCGCTTTGGCCGGGCGGTCTTTGGCTGATTCCGGCATACAGTTCGGTTTATGCCAGATAATGTCACTGCGCAGATAAAAACCCAGTCTGTCCCGCAAAGCAAAAGCCAAGAGCCACGGCAGCCCAACCAAATCTTTTGGCTTCAACCTGCCGACAACGGTGGAGAAAGGCTTATCGCGGAATGTACGGTTATCGTTGACAACCTCCGCTGCCGGTCGGCCGTTAACGCTTGAAGCATAGGTGTCACCGTAGTTGACCCACAGCGTGCCGTCCGGCTTTAAAACTCTTTTAACTTCGCGGAAAACCTTAATCAGCGCAGCAATATGCTTTTCCGGCGTTGCCTCCAGTCCGAGCTGCCCGGCAATGCCATAGTCCCGCAGCCCCCAATAGGGCGGCGACGTAATTACGCAGTTGACCGAACTGTCCGGCAGTTGTCGCAAACGCGCCAAAGCGTCATCTACATAAATTTTAACGCTCATCGCCGGAATCCCCGAATACGGCCTCATTTACGGCCCTTTCCACATCATCCATCCATTCCCGGATTTGCTTGTATTTCGCTTTTTCGCGGCGCAATTTGCGCTTCAATCCGGCAGAAAGTTTGAGCTTAAGAGGATTTTTTATAAAGTTTTGCAATTCGGCCCTAATCGGGTCTGTCGTTTCCCGCAAGCTGGTGCGCAGAATAAAGCGGTTGTAACATCGGCGGTCGATTTGTCTGCTTATCTCCTGAAGCGTCTTTCTGATGTTCAATACCGGTGCCTGCCTGACCTGCGACCAATCATACTGTGGCGGAACGTTTCTCATGCTGTCCAGCGCAGCCTGACGTTCCTCTTCAATTTGTTCTTCCGCTTTCATCTTCCGCATCCATTCGGGAAACGGTTTGTTTTTGAATTTATCCAATAATCCCATCTTTCTGCCTTTCTTAATTCTTAACTTTTGCGATTGTGTCATCGATGGCCTTAATTGCCGGTTCTATGGTCGCCCGCATCGCCTGCAGCAGAAGCAGCGCGTCAGACTTTTTCATAACGCCGGCATATACCTCCAGCAAAATCACGGTTAAGGCTTCGTTCATTTCCCGGGTTAAAATTTCTTCCCGTTCGGTTGCCATCTTTCTTTCCTTTTTAGACTGCCGCAATGACGTAAAGCAATGTCGCTTTCAGACATTGCTTTACATTGCAAATCATTTATTTCAAATCGATTGACTTATTATAGGTTTCATAAACAAAATTAACTTCCAAATCCCGCATGCCTTCCTTAAAGCTGCACAGTTGAAAGATTTTACGCAGCAGAGCTTTGTTCAAATCTTCTTTTTTCATGTCAGCATAGACGGAAGTAATATCGGCCTCAATATCAGCCCGCTCTTTTTCGTTGTCATAAAGGCGGCTGATATTCTCGCGGAGCTTTTGCTCGCGCTCTTTGCGTTTTTTCTCCTCTTCCACCGCGTCCAACTCCTGAACCGGTTCCATTGTCATTTGTTCGGCTTCATCATTCTTTTTGCGTTTCCACATTTTTTTCACTTTCACATTAAGGTTAATAAAAGGTTCGGCATTACCGCGCTTTTTTATCCCGGCGGTAATACTCTTTTTTCATCCGCTGATAATAACTGCGGGTGCAATCCGGCGCCAATAAGATGGTCTCCGGATTGTTCTTCCGGGCACAATAGGCGGTTTCCTTCGCGCCGACGGTGATTCTTCTTGCCATTTCTCGCAAGGCTCTTGCTTTTTTGCCATTCATTGATTGTTCCTTTCGTTAAGATTTTCAAAGCCCCGGTCGCGAAGTTCCTGCTCGCTGAGGCTGTATTTTGAATAAGGCCGCCAGATCCAGAACCGGCTCAACCAGTCCCGGACCGCTTGGCGATTTCTTTCGCGGTCAATAAGCCGCTTCACATATCTTTGCCAGCAGTCGTCCATCAGATTCCCTGCGGTTTTAAGATAGCGCGGCATACTTCCATCATTCCGACGGAAAAGCTGATTTTGGCTTCATCCAGCCACCGCGGATTTGCGCCGGATTGTTCCAAAGAGCGGAGCATCATATCCAGCAGCTCATCCGTCTGGCAGACTTTGCTGAGAGCTTCCGTCTGCTGTGCTGTCAATTCCGGCGTTCCGCCGGCCTCGTCATGCCCGGGCTTGTCCCTACCCGTCATGTTCGGGCCAATTCCGACTAAGTTGCCGTCATACGCCGGCTTCTCTTTTTTGCCGTCATACTCTGGCTTGTCTTTTTTGCTGTCATACTCCGGCTTGACCGGAGTATCCATGTCAGCACCAAGTTTAATTTTCCCTTGCGCAATCAAAGCCAGGTCTTCACGCTGCGGTGCCGATTTTTTGTAAAAATCCGCAGACAACTTCTTTCCTGCTGGTCTTCCGCGTTTCTTTTCTTCCATGGTTTTCTCCCTGTTTGGTTACAAAAAAACGCTTTGCTTAATTAAAAGCAAAACGGTTAAACTTTTTTATTTTAATGCTTCATTTCTATTTTGATCTTGAGGTTTGTTATCGTTAGCCGGCATATACCAGTCATCAGCCGTAACTGCACCATTAGTCCAATTTCTCAGAATAAGCATATTTTCAATGCGCGGGCGGCGCTGTTTATTTTTATATTTTCGGAGCAATTCATAGCTGATTCCAGTCTCCGCAGCCGCTTCTCTTAAAGTTTTATTGGCGTTTTTTAAATAATCACTAAAATTCATCTCAGATACCTCCCTAAAACAAAAGCTAATACACATTGTATTATCACGTCAACAGAATTTTACTACAAATTGTAGTTTGAAATAATACAAATTGTTGTATATAATGCAAAATCAATAGATAACAGCATCGAGGCAATGAATGAGAGCTGGGGATATAATTAAGAAAAAAAGAATTGAACTGGGACTAACTCAAGCTGAATTGGGAGCAATGGTCGGCTTTTCGCAACAATCCATTACAAAATTTGAAAAAGGCGAAAGGACCATTGACGAAAATAAAATTTATCGCTTTGCCAAAGTATTAAAAATAGATCCAGCCGAATTTGTTAATGGTTCAAACGCCAATGGCTCATCAATAACAACCATTAATAAGATTGGCTTCGTTGAGGCCGGAAACTGGCAGGAAGCTTTTCAACTTCCTCAAGATGAATGGGAACCTGTTTGTTATGAAATGAACGATAATATAAAAGGACTTCATATTTTCGCGTTAGGTGTACGCGGAAATTCCATGAACCGCATTTTTCCCGCCGAAAAAACGACTTTGATATGTATGGACATAAATGATTTTTACAATTTGAATGCAGACGGCGTGCAAAACGGTGACTATGTTATTGCTCAGCGCATTTCATCAGACGGAAAATATGAGGCCACCGTTAAGCGTTTCACGCGAGTTGACGAAAACACCGTTATCTTGTCTCCGGAATCGACAGACGAATCCTATAAGCCAATTGTTATTACAGCTGCCAATGCTAATGATAATGCGGGTTATGAAATAAAAGCCGTCGTTATTGATTACCAGATGAAACTCAAAAAATTATGAGGATATATAAATGACATCAGAAGTTATCATAAAGAACAAATCCGGAATAGTTTTAGCTGCAGATAGTGCTGTTACAATATCGCAAGGTTCAATACAACAAAAAGTTTATAATACTGCAAATAAGCTTTTTAGTTTGTCAAAAGAATATCCTGTTGGTATTTTAGTTTACAATAACGCAGCAATTAATGAAATTCCTGTTGAAATTATTATAAAAGAATTTCGTGCACAACATGGAAAGAATAATTACGCAACAATTTCCAAATGCAGTGAAGCGTTTAAATCCTTTGTTGAAGATTTTGTAAAATCCCATACATCTATGGATGACAAAAAAAAGCAATTTTGCTCTTACTATAAGGAATTTTTACAATATTTTTCTTCTCTTATTATAAATGCTCAAAATATTGAAGTTTGTGATATTATAAAACAGCAAGAAGCATCCTTGGAATCTATAATTACAGATAGAAAACTTCTCCGGTTTAATTTTGATAATTTAGAAAAATATTATAATTTTGTAAAAAATGATTTGGACATTGATAAATTTAATCAAACCTTTGGCGTAAAAGTTACCAAAGACGATATAAAAAAATTCTTTTTTCTTTTTATGAATATCTGTTATCACTATACAGGCATTGCTATTTGTGGGTATGGTTTATCAGAAATTTATCCTGCCATATCAAAGATGGAAATTATTGGTTTAATTGGTGATAATTTTTACATAATTAATGATAAAAATATCGTTTCATCAACCAGTTGCGGTATTGTTCCTTTAGCTCAAAGAGATATGATGGATACTTTTTTAAGAGGTGTTTCTGATTCTGTTTTACAACAATTTCAAAAAATGTTGAATGAAACGGTAGATAAAACCCTCAATGAAATTCAAGCTGTTTTTAAGCTTCCAGATGAAATATTTCTTACTTTATTAGATAACATAAAAAAAGATATTGTTGCTAACTTCGGACTTGATGATTATATAAACCATGTTCAAATATCTCCTAGACTTGATGCTCTGGATAACCTATCAAAAGAAGAAATGGCTGAGCTTGCAGAGTATTTAATAAAACTTCAAGCCATCAGTTATAAGGTTTCTAACAATCTTGAACAGGTGGGCGGACCAATTGATGTTGCAATTATTTCAAAACATGATGGCTTTATTTGGAAACAAAGAAAACTATATTTTCCTGCAGATTTAAATTTTCATTTTTTTGAAAATTACTTTAAATAAATTTGTTTTTATGGCATAATATTTGCATAGTATGCATTAAAAGGAGACAAAAATGCAAACATTAACATCACCTCAGAGTTATACGTATAGTTATTCTTGTGCTGACCAGTATATTGACAGAAAAAGCTCTGAAATCGCTGATACTATTTCTAAAAAAGTCATTGAAGCGATAAAAGAAAGCAAATCAGATGAAGAAACAACATCTTCAAAAGAATTTAAATAGTTTTTGAATGAATCAACTAAAAGAAGCCATACTGATGGCTTCTTTTTTTTGTATTTTTCCAAAATATTTTAACAAGACCTTAATTTTGCATATTTATTCGTTATTTTTTTACATTTTACAAATCTCTCCAGCAAAGCCAAATGTCGTGGTAAACAGATTTATAATACACTCTCCGCTTATTAAACCAAACTTGCATCCTTGCCATTTTGCTAGGGGCTAAGCTTGGAGTTTTCTGCAAGACATGTAATAATTCCATATTTTACAATAACACTAAATAGTATTTTAACTTCAGGATCAATTACTACATAATGTATTATTTTATATTGACAACATTACTACAATATGTATTATTTCATTAGATAAACCTAAAAGGAGGATGTCTAATGAATACAAATCTAACAGTTCACATTGAAGCCAAAGTTAAACAGGCCGAAGATAACATAAAAAACTCTTATCGGCAGTATATTGACGATATCGAAGGCCTTAAGGCCCTGATGCCGGAAGAACAACGTTATATCATTAATGAGTTGGCTGCCGAAGCTGACCGCAGACAGGAACGTCTGCTTACCATTGCCGGCATTTATTTACGCCCGTATGTAACCGCGCATATCCGCACGATTCTGGCCTTGGAATCGGCAAACGATACACTGCCCGCTTCGGACAAAACGGCATAAGGAATCTGCCATGGAAAGTTCAAGCGCTTTAGAGATATGCATTTCATCGTTGGCCGAAAAAGTTTATGCCCGGAATGATAACCGATATAAATTCACGTTAAACGAACTCATTGCCGAGGTTCAAAGCGAAATTCGGATGCGCAAAAATGTATATGCCAAACACGTCATTGCAAAGACCAAGACCATCGGCGAGGCAAACAAGAAAATTGCGGCTATGGCTGAAATTGAGCTTCTGTTGAAAAATCTGCGCGACGGCCACATTATCCGAACCGACTGCACGCTCTTCGGCCATCCGATATTGATCGAATATCACGGTTTGCGCAGCCCATATCGGGAAGAAAACCTAAAAGAGCACTTAAAACTTATATTTGAAAAGGCAAACGACAATGGAGATAGATTTTAGAACCCCTCGCGAGGCAATCATCTATGAAATCGGCCTCCAAACCGGCATCATCCAACGCGAGAAGGAACTGCAAGCCGGAAAAGTAAATTCAACCGACGAATCTGCCAATTTCATCAGCAAAATTCAAAAGCAGATAGATCTCATCATCAACGTTATCAAAGGCATTTAGGGAGATAATCAATGATTACGAATGAAAAAATCAAAGCAATTGCCAATCTGACGCGCCTGAAAATCATTAAAATTCTGGATAAAGCGGAAGAACTGAGCGTCGGCGAACTGGAGCTTAAGTTAAAGATGTCACAGTCGGCAATATCGCAGCATCTGGCAATCATGCGCGCAGCCGGTTTGGTTAAGACCCGCCGTCAGGCTCAACAAATCTTTTATTCCGTTCAGGACGAAAAGACGGCTGCCACCGCAACCATGCTTCTCAAATGGTAGGTGCACGATGGAAGAAAAATTAAAAATTTTGCATTTGCCGATGATGTATGAATGGTTTGATAAAATCGCGTCCGGCGAAAAAACAACCGAATATCGTCAATGTTCCGACCATTGGAACTACTTATTTACCACCAAAAAATATGATTTAGTCCGCTTTCAGCGCGGTTTTTACAAGAAACCGGCGACGATGTTGTTCAAAATTAAACAAATTCACAAATGGCGCGGCGCCAACGACTTAAATCAGGCAGAAGTCTGGGCAATCGACCTCGGCGAAAGGATAGACTGATGAAACTTGTTGAGATTAACGATGTCCGCGTTGGGCAGATTAGAAAAAACTTTGATGATTTAATCCTGATTGAGGCAGAAAAGCCAAATGGATTTTTATATTACCAAGCATTCAACGAATTTGGTGGATTCATGAATAAAGATGTTAAGGCTAGTTATAAATTCCTAGCCATGCCAATAATTGGTAAGCTTGGCATAACCCACCGCATTGAGGGCAATAGGCTTGTTGAGATTCCCCGAGAAGATTTAATCGTTGATGACGTCGTTGAATATTTAGATTTTGACGGCTTCCCGATTAAAGGTGTCATTTGCACAGTAATAACAGCCATGACTGCCGAAGAAACTCAATATGAATTTATAACAGAAGACGGAAAGTCCGATGATTCATCTATTTTTAACAGAGAAGAAATAAGAGAGGATAGCGGAATTTATACATATACACCAAAAAAAATCGGCATCCTCGGCGTTACCCATGAATTTGTAAACGATCGGGAGGTACAGCAATGAGTTTGACAGATGATTGGCGAGCCGGAAAGCTTAAAAACGGTTGGTATTTTTGCAAAGTTTTAATTGACAACAAAAATCATGTTTGCCCGGTTTTCGTTTCGAAAAATGAAAACGACTTTGAAATTGGAGAAGTACTCACAGCTTGTGATTACAACCATTTTGTTAACCTCACCAAAAAGGTCAAAGCGCTTGAAAAAGAAGTCGCCAAGGGAGACAGAATAATCGGCAAACTACTTAAAGAGGGGTATGCAGCCATAGAGAAAAACAAACAGTTCAGCAGCCTGCTGAAAGAATGCAGAACTTTGTGCAAAGAGATGATTAAAGTAAACCACCTTTACATACAAGGGAAATGTATTTGCCCTTGTAAAGAAAGTATTACAGACATTCTAACCCGTATCGACGCTGTTCTTGGCAAAAATGAAAGGCCTGATAATGGTTAAGCGATTCCAATCTCCTCAGGGCTATACTGTTCTTAAAATGTCGTTATTTGAATGTACATCCATTTTCAAAGGCGGAGCCGGAATTTGCGACAACTGCGGACGTGCCGTTTTGGAAGGTTATTATGTCCCGGTACTTAACCATTATCTCTGCCCGAAATGCTATCAGGATTTTACCCAGCGCACCCCTTATTACCCGGAAGATGCCTATTTTGAAAGTTACTGGCTGGATTATGTCTCAAAACGCATAAAAAAGCTCGGCCTTTCCCTACAACAAACGGAGACAGAATAATGTTAAACAATCAATATATCTTGATGGACACCAAGCCGGAGATTGATGTTGTGTTATTCTGCGGCGGCGGAGGTGCAGATACCGGTATTGAACAGGCGACCGGCACACCCGTTGACATTGCCATCAATCACGACGCGGAAGCAATCGGCATGCACGCGGCTAATCATCCGCAGACCATGCACTTTAAGGAAGACGTTTTTGCCGTTCATCCGTTGGTGGCTACCCGCGGTCGGTCGGTGCGTTTGCTTTGGGCTTCCCCGGATTGTACCCATTTTTCTATTGCCAAAGGCGGCACGCCCTGCAGCAAAAAAATCCGCTCGCTGGCTTGGGTTGTCATTAAATGGGCTAAAACCGTACGCCCGCGAATGATTTTTCTTGAAAATGTCAAGGAATTTCAGACTTGGGGACCGCTCGGACCGGACAACCGGCCGGATAAATCCCGCGCCGGCGAAACCTTTAACCGCTGGATTGCAGAACTGCGCGGGCTTGGCTATCAAGTCGAATGGCGGATTTTGGCGGCCTGTGATTTTGGTGCACCCACCAGCCGCAAACGCTTGTTCCTGATTGCCCGTTGCGACGGTCAGCCGATTGTTTGGCCGGATCCGACCCACGGCGACCCTAAAAGCCCGGAAACAAAGAAAAAGAAACTCAAGCCATGGCACACAGCGGCCGAAATTATCGACTGGACAATCCCCTGCCCGTCAATTTTTGAGCGCAAGAAACCGTTGTCAGAGAATACCCTGCGCCGGATAGCCAAAGGAATCCAGAAGTTTGTTTTGAATAACCCGAAACCTTTTATTGTCAGCATTGCCAACTGGTCGAACGATTCCATTAATCCGGCGGATAAGCCTTTAACAACCGTAACCGCAAACCCCAAAGGCGGCCATCATGCTCTTGTTGTTCCGACATTGGTTCAGGTCAACCACACCGGAAACGACCACCGCACCCAAACGCCGGATAACCCGCTGCCGACATTAACCGCCAAGAACGGCCATGCCGTTGCGGCCGCAACCTTAATTAATATCGGTTACGGCGAGAAACCCGGACAAAAAGCCCGCGTGCCGGGGCTTGATGTTCCTCTTGGAACTGTCGTCTCCGGCGGCAAGAAACACGCGCTTGTGTCGGCTTTCCTGGCTCGCCAATACGGACAATCTGTCGGCACAGATGCAGACGCGCCGCTTGGTACCATTACCCGGATAGATCACAGTCAGGTTGTAACCGCGTTTTTAGCCAAACACTACACCGGCGCCACCGGCTCAGAGATGAACAAGCCGGTTGATACTATAACGGCAATCGACCACAACAGCCTTGTAACTTCTCATCTTGTCAAAATGCGCGGTACCAATATCGGCCAAAGCGTGGAAGAACCGTTGCAGACCATCAGCGCACAAGGCAAGCATTTTGCCGAAGTTCGGGCTTTACTCGTGAAATACTACGGCAATGAAAAAGACGGCCAGCCACTTAATGAACCTCTGGACACGGTACCGACCAAAGACCGCTTTGCCCTGATAACCGTTTACATCGGCAGCGAACCGTATGTGATTGTTGACATCGGTTTGCGTATGCTCCAGCCGCATGAACTCTATGCCGCACAGGGCTTTCCTGCCGACTATATCTTCGACCGTCAGGCCGACGGTACCCCGATAACCAAGACGGCACAGGTGCAGAAATGCGGCAACGCGGTTTGTCCGCCTGTTGCCCGGGCCATTGTCGCGGTAAATCTGAATGAAAGATTTTTATTGGAGAACGCAGTATGAATGATAACGGATTTATGACACCGGAAGAAATGAAGAAAAAGCTTGGGTTAGATCCCTACACCGACAATCGAACTCTTAACAAATACGTCCGGCAGGGCCTATTGGAAGTCAAACCTTATTCCCGGAAAACGAAACTTTACCGCGAAGTTAACGATAATAAGCCTAATCCTGAAACTGAAACCAGTTTTGCCAACGATGACTGGATAATTGATGAAGCGATCGCGCGATAAAATACCTTACCTCACGGCTAAGAAGATAAAAGGAGGCAAGACGGCTTATTATTTCAACCTTCCGAAACGCTTAATCCCGGAAGGCTGCGATATGAGGCCGTCTTATGCCCTTGGCTGTGACTATTTATCGGCCTGCGAACAAGCCATTAAATTAAACCGTCAGCTTAATGATTTTCGTAAATATAAAGATAACCTTCGGGAAAAATCTTTAATGTTTGTTTGGACGAACTACAAAGAAAGCCGTTTATATAAAAAATTAAGTGAAAGGACTGCCAAATCATACGCATACGCAATTGAACGTCTCTGCAAAATAAAATCCGGCAGCAGCGGCACAGCCTTTAAAGACATTCCATTGGATAAATTTGATTATGATTCCGCATATAACCTTTATGAGAAGTTTGTCGGACTTTTCAAGCAGTATCAAGCAATGTATTGCATCACGGTCTTACGTCTGCTTTATAATTTCGGATTGAATAAAGGTTACTTTACCAGAAAGAATCCGTTTGAAAATTTACGTATTACCAAACCAAAGCCCAAAAAGAAAATTATCCCGGCGGAACATATACATTTATTAATTACCAAAGCTTACGAGCTGGGCTATGCTTTTGTCGCTCTGGCAATAGAACTTAATTTCTATCTGGCTCAACGACCGGCTGATGTACTGAAATTGAGGAAACAACATATTTATAAAAAAGGCAAAAACTACTTTTTTGACATTATTCAAAATAAAACCGGCAAAGAAGTCCGAATTCCGATACCGCCGCATCTAGTTGATAAAGTTCTCGCACAAGAAGATTATATTATTTGCGATGATTACGGCAATTTTACCGTCGAACGTTTTTCCGATTATTTCAAAAAAGTGCGCGATGCCCTTGGTTTTGATTATGTTTTCAAAAATATGCGCCATACGGCCAGCACCGCATATGCTGAAGCCGGCGTTACTTCTGCAGCAACAATTTCCATAACCGGACATACCAACGAAAAAATATTTAACGAAGTTTATAAGGCCAACACTGACACGTTGAGTTTAAGAGCATTAAACAAGCGATTAAAAGCAGAAAGTCAGAATAATAAAAAAACAGAGTCAGAATGAAAATTTATTATTGTTATTTTTCAATACATTAGAACAAACAAGTAACAGACTTAAAATCTGTTGTCCGCAAGGACGTGCCGGTTCGATTCCGGCCTAGCGCACCAAGTTTTTTGCTTGAATATCAAGCACTTAATTCAAGAGCCAAGGCAATAAAGCTAAGGCTCTTTATTTTTGAGAATTATTGAAAAACAAGTGCTTACAGTTTTGCTTTCATAAAAACAGTTATGGGAGAGCAAAATGTTTGAAAAGTGTATGGCAAACTGTATGGCAAATAAAATTTATATCCAGTTGCGAAACAAAATTTTCTATTATAGAGTTGAATTGCCAAGAGTTAATAACAAGAGAAGATACAAAATCATCTCTTTACACACTCAGGATTACTTTGAAGCCAAGGAAAGAATAAAGCAAATGTTAGCGGTGGAAGAACAATTTGTCAGATTACAAAGATTATTCAATAACTTAATCTTTGAAAAAGTCGACAATTCCGATGTTATGGCGGTTATTTCGCCTTTTGATAAAAAAAGACTGTCTAAACGCAACGATGTTAAAGATGTATCTGAATTATACTCTTTATATTGCAGTATGGCACAAGACATTAAAAATCTGACAGAAGAAAAACAAGCCTTAATTAAAAAGATTGAAAGCCTTGAGGGTGTCATTAAAGAATTTATTGGACCGCTTAATACGATGATGGCTGAATTTAGTAATAGACAAGCTAATCCGATACAAGAAACCACAAGCTACACCATTGCAAAAGTCTTGGAATCTATGATGCTATTAAAACAAGCGACTAATCGTCCTGTTTATCAAAACCGCAAAAAGCAAACTATTGTTAATTTACTGACAAATGCCGGACTTTCGCTTGAGGATGACTATTTAAAATTTCATAATGTCGAGATGATTAAAAAAATATCCAAAGACATCATTAACAATCCTTCACTCAAAAATGATGTTAAAAAGATGAAAGTTCGTTATCTTAAAGAATTGGCAACTTGCGGCCACAACATCAATCCTGACTTATACAAAGCCAATATCATTAACAATTTTCCACAAATTGAAAATACCAAACGGATTGATAAAAATCCGCATTTGCCATACAAAAAAGAACAATTACTTGAGATGTTTAATCCTAAGCATACTTATTTTAAAGACAACCCGGACGCTTTCTGGGCTTGTATGATTGCTTTGTTTACCGGTGCCAGAATAAATGCTGCGATTACTCTTCAATATAAAGACATTTTGGTTAAAGACGGAATTAATTGTATCCAGTTTCGTTCAGACCACAAAATTAAACAGCTTAAAAACGAAGCATCAGAACGGTTGGTGCCAATTCATAAACAGTTGCTTGACCTTGGGTTTGTTGACTATGTGAATAAACAAAAAGCAAAATCAAAAGCCAAAGATGATGACTTCATTATAAAGAAGTGCCAGACTAAAAGCGGAGAATATAATAACAAATTTTTTACGCGTGAACTGTCTCCATTCTTTACAGCCATAAAAGTTAAGACAGGCAACCACGATGGTTACGACTTCCATTCTTTCAGAAAAAATATCAGTATCGCTTTACAAGATGCCGGTGTCGGTGCGACTTATATCAATGACATCATCGGTTGGGAAGGTAAAACAACAATGGAACAGTCTTATTCCAACCATACATTAACGCAAATCAATGATGAGCTGAAAAAATTCAGTTACGACTTCCTAAAGCCGCACTTTGCAAAATGGAAGAATATCATTAAGGCATAGGTATCTTTATCCAACCTTTGTAAATTTTAGCAGAGGTTGCCAGTCCGGAGCACCTATCTATGGCCTGCCTCTCCCATACTCGCCGGCTGGGACTTGCCTCCTCACCAGCCCACACCGGTTAGGCTTAAAAATGACTAACAAAAATTGAAAGAGGCCTTTACGTGCGAGGCTTAAAATGGTCATAGCCTTTTTCAGTAGGAATATTTTTAACTTCTTTTCTCATTTACCAAGAAGTTGGAAACCTATCGTCAACATATAACATCAGGTTAAAATGGTCTTTTATGATTTAATGACATCGATGTCACTTAATGGATATTGATTAACCTTTAACATCCGAGTTTTAAAGGTTGGCTTTTCTTTATATATACGTCGAAAAATCTCAAAAGTACGCAAAAAATATACTATTCAGAAATTTTTTTATCAAAGCCAAAGGAAAACGCAATTCTATAACATTGTATCATTAAACCGAAAATGATGTGTGCGAAAGCGTCAAATGCCATTATTTAAGCTATTTTTGACTAGCTCGGGATACAAGGAAGCTTTGAGTGCGTCCTTTGTTATTATTATACTCAAAATAAATAAAATGAAAAACAATAAATACTAATAAAATTAAATACTTAACAACACATAACATAAGAAAAAATAACTATAAAAAAGATAAACTATATGTCTGGAATCGTGTATAAATTGCTATTTATCTATAGATGGTTGATGTCTGCTATATCTATTCAAAACATTTTTATAAACAAGTCTAAATCGACCCATAACAAACAGATTGCAACTGATATAAGCAAACATGTACCAAATCCAACAACTGAATCCTGCGGTCAAAAAACAAGACATTTAAGCTCTGATGATATTAAAAGCATTTTGAATAATTGGATAACCGGAATTTATCAACCAACACATTTTTTGACAATCCGTTTACCTGAAAATTGGTCTAATACTGATGAATTCAAATCAAACAGTCATCTAAGAATGATTATGAAGATTTTTGAAAGAAGTTTAGTTGGTAAACATTGGAACAAACATCATTTGCCGTTTATTGTATTTTCAGAAAACGGGACATCTGACGACTGGCATTATCATATTTTATTAAACCAAGGCAAATTTTCGGAACAAAAATTACAAAATGCCATTTTAAAAACAAATATAAAGTTGGGATTACCTGGTTATTGTTTAGAACTTGATTTGATAGAAAAGCATTTAGATAAAGTAGAAAAGTATTGCACCAAAGAGATGAAAGTTTATTTCAATAATAGATTTGATAGTAACCGGATGATTTTATCTCACGATCTATTCTATCTACCATATAATAACCATTGATTTTAACCTTGTGCCCTCAAGGGCAAGAGGTTGCTAAAAAAGTTTTTGACGTCAACGACAATTTATTTTTTAACTTGTAACACTGCTATGTCATAAGTTAACTTCTTTTCCAATTTACCGAGAAGTTAGTTTTATGAATTAATGACATCAACGTCACATAATCAAAATAATTGAAAAAATCGGTTTTACAAATCCCAAGAATCACGACATTACAATGTTATCAGATTCCTTTTGATAGTTATAACTCATTGTAAATAGGTATTATTATGTTCAACCTTTGTAAATTTTAGCAGAGGTTCATTCAATCGACCTCATTTACAATTTTAATTAGGTTAATCTTTTGAATTTACATAAATATCTTGTTAAAATATATCCCATTGCTCCATAAACAGCCCAGAAACAAGCGAATTGGATAAAAGAAGTAAAACATAAGCCCGACCTGAAATCAATCAAACCGGGCTAAATTATAAACTTTATCTACGGAATAGTTTGTATATTTTCTACTGAATTTGACATTTGGATAAACATCTGAAATTTTCTTAAGGCCTGACGAACAGATGTATGGCTTCTTTTACCATAGCTAGATTTTTTGCCGGCTGTTTCATATTGAGGTAGGATAGAAGAGATGTTTTCAACTAAATGAGCAAGTGTAAATTCTTCTTTTCTACAAAGCCTTTCAATTCGACCAGCATAATCGGCAGAAGTTAACTCAGAGTATTTATTTTCTAACAACCAGTTTTCAAAATTCTTTAACATAACACAATCTCCTTATCTTCAAATTAGTTAATAAAAACAGGTTCAGTACAAACTGCTACCATTGTCTGCTGCAATCGCTTACATTCAGCCAGGCAATCACTGAAATATTGATGCGGAGTTGGAATTATTGTATCATTGAGTTTTACATACCACATAGCATTTCCTTTCATAAATAGTTGTTTTACTTATTAACTATTTACATTATGCGGTGTATTTTCTAATTCGGGAGCCCCTAAAACGCTAGTTGCCAACGACATTTTGCTACGATTTAGACGGGATTGCTAATTTACAGACAAAAGAGGTAACTACTCTTGGAGTTATTTATCTGACAACATGGGTAACCTTATCTTTTTTAATTACAACATTTATTTCTTAAATAAAAAAATGTATTCGTGTTTGAATAAATATAAACCATTTGCCAAGGCTCGATACCGCCATAAAGCTTGTTGGTTTTGTTTTCCTTTTGTTGTATCAAAATTTTTAACAATAATTGATTTTAATTTTAATTTTTCTTTTTGAGCTACTTGCATTGTATAAAATCCTAAAGGAATAAGTTCGCTATTTTCATATTTATCAGCAATTACAATAGCTAAATACCGCCCCTTTTCTAAGACATCTACAGATTTCTTAACTATTACTTGAAATTTTTCTAAGAAAGCATCTAAAGTTTTTGTATTACTTAAATTATTATCTTCTTGTCCAAACTTTATAATATCCCAATATGGCGGATGCAAAATAACTAATTGAACTTTTTTTCTACCAATCTTTTGTAATTCTTCATTATAATCAAGGCTTATGCTATCACCACAGGTTAAGTAAGCCTTCGCAGTGATATTATTTTCTAAGAATTTTTCAGCATCGTTCAAAGTTTGTTGAGTTGTTTGGCAAGTTTGAGCATTTATTTCAAAACCTAAAGCATCCCTACCTAAACGCCTAGCCTCTATTAAGGTTGTTCCCCCTCCTGCAAAGGGGTCCAAAACTAAATCTCCAATTTTTGTATATCTCTGAATAAATTGATATGGAATTTGTGGAACAAAATTTCCCCAAAAACCATTTTTATGACCATTTTCATTATATCTTTTATCAATAATCCATAGTGAATCTGTTGAAATCTCATTTAAATCTTTCCAATTTTTAAGGTCTAAATCATTAATCTTAGGCATCGTTTTTTTTCAAAATATGTAGATATTCCGTTGTTTTATCTGCAGTATACTCTCTTGCATTGTCTGCTTTAAAACGCTGATAATTTGTTGTTGCTAAAGAATATTTGCCATATTTAGTCATAATATCCTTAATATCCTTTGCAGACATTAAACCTTCATTATTATAGCTCAGAAAAATATATTTAAACTTTGCATTTCTAATTAGATCATCAAACCTTTCTCGCACTTGAGCTTTTTTACAATATGCTGATTTTGTATAATTTCTTAATCCAGTCTTTCCTTTAGGTATAAAATTGTCATACAGTGCAATTGTATTTAACAGATGATAATTTGCTCCATATTGTCTTTCATTATAAGGTGGATCTAGATACAAAATATCCCCTTGAATATGATGTATTAAATTATTTGCATCTTCACTATAAACTTCGTGGTCGTGATCATTAATTTGGAATAATGCAGGTTCTAATATCATAGTTTTCTGAGCTGTCTTTTTTAATTGCTTCAAAAAAGCTCCATATACCGAAGCCGTATTAGCAACTTTATCCGCACTTTCTAATAAAGATGCAAGGAAAAAGAAATATTCATTATCCGAAATGTATTTTTTATCATGCCATTCTTTAATTTTTAATCGTATTGCATCAATTTTTTGACCGTTATTATCTGAAAAATATTGACGTTCGGATCCGCTACCTAAGCAATAATTATTGTAAATAAATCCCTTTTTACCTGAGAGATTATTTAACTCATTTAGTTTTTCTTGGTATTCAATGGGCAAATGATTTCCTATATAGTTTCTGTTAAGTACATAACTATAATTTTCAATATCATTTGCTATAATCTGTTTTACAAGCGTTTTAAAATATCTACCAACAACACCAGTTCCTGCAAATAAGTCACAAAACACACAGGATTTAATATCTCCAACTGTTTCAATGATGTTTCTTTCTAAAAAAGAAAGCAATTTATATTTAGAGCCAATGTAATTCATTGCAAATTTCTCTTAAAAAGTTTATATTCTAAAAACATAATGTCGGCATTATTTTATTTGTAAACTAAATTTCTCCGTTTTTAGCCTTTTTTATTATTTCTTTCCTATACTCAACAGGATCATATTGGTAACAGCCTTCGCACCCATAATCTTTAAGGGATTCACCGCCTTTGTAATACGCAATAGGATTTCCATCTAAATTTCGTGCATCCCAACGTTTCCCTGTTTCCATACATTTTTTGCATATTTGTCTTTTGGCATCATTTGCAGCCTTTGTTAATGGCTGAAAATCTTCTAGTCGCTGAGTCGTCAAATCTGAAACTCTGGCATTATTTTTTCTTCCATCTTTATGGTCAATTTCAATTTTTGTATTTTCAGAATTTCCCTTTATTCCGAGCATCACACAATTTTTATTTTTATAATATTCCTTAATATCATTTCGGATAGCTTGATTAAAGTATGCCTTTTCATTAAAGCCTACAGTTCTAATAGCATCAATAGAATTTCCAGAGGTTTTAGATTTATCAAATTCTAGTTTGTATTTTTTAGCTAATGTAGATTCTTTTCGACACCAACTTCCGCCATTTCCTAACTTTAATTCTCTATATTTTCCAGCAAATTCGGAAATGTCAACCCAACGACTGCAACCTTTTTCATTAGGTTGAGCTAATTCCAAAAAAAGTTCTGTTTTAGTTTGTGTCAT